TACTACAAAAGTTACCAAAGAGATAGTAAAAGAATCAGAAAATGATATTGAATTATCTGCAATAAACAAAAAAGGTGATACTGTATCAGTAAACAATTATGAGATTACAATGGAAAAAACAACTATTGTACCTGGCATTAGAAAAACATTTTACAATATCAAAGAAGGCAATGAAATTATTCATAAAGAATTGGCATTGTTTGAAACAGCAATGGGTATTATAAAAGGTTTACTATTTGATAATAACAGTAAAGTAGAAAGACTATTAGAGTTAGATAACAGATATGCAAGCACATTACAAGAAGCAGCTACATACAAAATGAAGTGTAAGACTATTGTAGAGAGCTATAAGCACGATATTGCTATGGCAAAACAAGGTGCAGCAGTATCTAAGATGAAAGAAATCAAAAAACAAATAAAATCGGCGCTTTAATCATAAATACAATATATAATAAAAACTCTAGTGGGGTAATAACATGGAATTAAAACAATTAAACGTAAAGAATCTAAACAAATTAGATTCAACACTTAAAGAAGTATTTGGAATGAGCTTTGATTTTGCGGCAGGTAATGCCAAACTATCAAAAGTAAAAACAGTTACTGAACAAAAAATTAAAGCACTACGTGAAAGTGGTGTTGAAGTAAACAATAAGCAATATCAGAAGTTATTGCTAGTTCTAGAAGGTATAAACACAGCTATGGAAAACACACCAGTAATGGAAAATGAACTAGACCAAGCAGAAGTCCTTTTAGCAGCGAAAAACATGGCAGACGATCTACAAAAAATGGCTGAAAATTTAGCCAGCATGCAAGTAGAAGAATTAATGAGCATTACTAACGCAATGAAAGAAGAAGTTGGTACAGCAGAAGCAGATACATTTAATGCATCAGCAGAAGCGGCAATTGGTTCGGCTCTTGAAGCAGTAAAAACAGCAAACGCACAAGTGGCTGACGCAGTTTTAGTAGCACAAGGTCAAGCACCAGAATCAGATATGTCAACTGACATGGGCGGTGATACGGATGCAGGACTCGATGACATGAGTGGCGATATTGAAATGGAACCAGAAATGGACGATTTTGAAGGCGCCGATGCTGCTAGTGCCGAAACAGACGAAGGCGGAAGAGAAATGAAGGAAGACGCATATCTCCAAGCACTAAGTATGGTAAAAGAAGCACAGGCTGACGGTAAAGTTAATAAAGAAATTTTAAAACAAGCATTTGCAGTATTGAAGAAGTAATACTATGAGATACGCTGATCTTTTTGAATTTTCAGGAATAGATTCAAAAGTAATTGATCTATTATCTGTATTAAGCAGTGAAGGAGTTGAAAGCATTCCTCTTGCATCGCTAGTTGATGAACTACAAGCGATGGGAGTAGATGTTGACGAAGAATCATTGTTTGATGAGATCACTAATATCTCTATTATTAACAATATTAAAGATGGTGTTGTTTATTTTAACACATCAAGTTTGGGAGCAACTAACATGAACAAAGTTGACCCAGAGAAGAATAAGAAAAAAGTTAAAGCAATGGCTAAGAAGCAAGTAGATAAAGAGTTAAGTAAATGAGTGTAGGATTAAACGCAGCACAGGCAAGATCAAAAGCATCACAAGATATGATTGTGTATAAAGAAACACAAGCTATCATGGAAGCAGTAATTACCCAAAGTGGATTAGGAAACTTTGAAGCAAGTGTTGATGATGGTACTACAATGACAATATCAACGCCTAGTGTACAAAAAATTGGTACAGTTAATAACCCCACAATTAGCGTAGGTGATACTTTTATCTTAGATGGAAATACAATTACTTTAGGAACAACAGGAACTTCACTTAATGCCATTATAGCAGATATCAACGATGCAGCAGTTCCAGGCATAACCGCATCAAAGGATGCAGGATACTTAGTATTAACAGTAGAAGATAGTGCAGGCGCAACATGGTCATATGAAATTGGATCCGGAACAGCGAACACATCTCTAGGGTTTGTAGCTGGCGTATATACACTACCAAATCCTACTAGTATAAATTACTATACAACATGGCAAGGTACAACCACAGACCGTGCTATTCAAAATCAAATGGAACAAGTAATAAAACACTTTACTGATTTAGGATATAAAATAGAAAGATTAACAAATTCTTCCACCAATAGAACATTTAAATGGTACATCTATTGGTAAGTTATGTCGGCAACATTAGTACATAAGCATATTATACTAAGAATTGAAGCAAACAAGCCACCAACTGATACAGAATTATCTTCATGGGTTTCAAACCTAGTAGAAAAGATAGGAATGAAAATTCTTAATGGTCCTATTAGTGCAAACGTAACAACTATCCCAGGCAACTGCGGCCCAACATGTGTTTGTATTATAGAAACTTCTCATATTGCATGTCATGTATGGAACGAACCAGATCCAGCATTAATACAACTAGATGTATATACATGTGGACCTTTTGATCCAAAAGATGTAATAGAACATATCCAAATATGGGAACCTACTAAAGTAGAATATAAATATTTAGACAGAGAATTCGGATTAACAGAAATAGAAATTTAATATGAAAATAGCATTCATAGGCGATAGTTTTTCTGCATATAACCAATACGGCCAAGAAAAGAATAATTGGTCTTATCTATTAGCAGAGCACTTTCCAAAACATCAATACATTAATTACTCGTTAGGCGGAAGAGGATACGATCATTATCGTGTGGCAATGCTTGATGCAAAAATGAAAAACGTAGATGTTGTATTAACTAATGAAACATTTAACACAAGACTACTTTCTCATATAGGTAATAATAATGACTTGTTTTCCGAAGAGATAGTAGTTTCTGATAATTATAAAACATTTGTTTACAATAACATATATTGGTATTCAATACATTCAGATAAAATAATGTACTTCGGTGACCACTTAAAAAAAGTGCCCGAATATTTAGAAAAATCAATATTAGAAACATTTCGTTCTTCATCTACTTCAAAAAATCTTTATACATATAACACAAAATGGTGGAATAATGTAGATAAACTTTATAACTTCAAGCATATAGTAAAATTAAAATTATTATCAAATCCCAATAAAGATGAAGATGATGAAGCATCAAACAATGCATATAAACTTCTTATTAAAGCACACGGTGTAGATCAAATACTACAACAAGCATTAGCAAATAACAACCCTTTAACAACAAAACAAAAAAATCTTTTACTGTTTAAAAATAATTTAATTGTGTCACCGGACGATGATCATTGGAGTGCTAAGGCAAATAAATGGGTATTTGATAACTATATTTTGCCAAAAGTCGTTGACATACTATCTTAAATATAGTATACTTTATGTATGCCTAAAATTATAAGCCCTTACCCATATCAAGAATTTAAAAGAACTAGTGTAGACGGAAAACGTCTATACCAAAACCCTTGGGGCGATCCTGTTCCAAGTGTAACCACTATTTTAAGTGATACACAACCAGCAGAAAAGCGACAAGCGTTAGCAAATTGGCGTAAGCGTGTTGGTACAGAAGAAGCACAGCGTATTACAACAACTGCCGCAAATCGTGGAACAGTTATGCACAATATATTAGAACATTGGGCATTAGGCGAATACGAAACATATAACCCAGGAAACAACATAGTACATCAACAAGCTAAAGCAATGGCACAAGTGGTTGTGGATAACATTGAAAATGACGTTGATGAAATATGGGGTACAGAAGTAAACTTAGTAGCAAAAGAATTGTATGCAGGTACAACAGATTTAGTTGGTGTATACAAAGGTGAAGATACTATTATGGACTTTAAACAAACAAATAAACCTAAAAAGCGTGAATGGATTGATGATTATTTCCTACAAGGAGCCGCATACGCAAACGCACACAATGAGATGTATGGCACTGATATTAGCCGTATTGCTATCTTTATGTGTAGTGGTGATTGTGAGTGGCAACTATTTGAGTGTGGACCAGAAGAATTTTCAGAATGGGAAATAAAATGGGCTCAGAGGTTAGAGAAATTTTACAATTTATGATAAATACTTTATTATAAGGAAAAACAGATATGGCAACAATTACAGCAAGAATGACAGCACGAAAAGGATTGTCTACTGCTATACCGCAACTATTACCGGGTGAATTAGGATTAGCAACAGATATCCAAAAAACATTTATTGGACAAGAACCAGTCAATGGTTCATGCGATATAACTAATAGTACTACTAGCATAGCAATTGTAGAATTTATGTCTGCAGCAGGCGTACCAGTAGATTTAGATGAAATTACAACCAGTGATTTATTATATGGTATTACAGTAACTGATTCAGTTACATCAACAGTTACAGAAATAGCAGGTGCTAGTATTTCTTTTGTTGATCAAAAAGCAACATTTACACACCCTCTAAAAGATGCTGATACTGTTACTACAAGAAAACCAGTAAGTGCAGATACATTTAGTTTGTGGTATAATAAAGAAATTGGTTATGTTGCAGAAGCATTTCCTAATCCAACACAAACACTTACGTTTACTGCTACTGCTTCAGCTACACCTCAAGCAACAGGAGTAGAATTTTTATGTGAAAATAAAGAAAGTGTTACAATTGATTATACACTATCACATGAGGGTTCTCCTTTAGCATCACGTCACGGCACATTGAGCATATTACTAGATAACGATGCAAATACTCCAAGTACAAGTTCTATTAAAGACGAGTATGATATTAGTACTGGCGCTATTCCAGTTAAATTTAGTTTAACAGATAATGGCGTAGATAAATTTATACTTAACTTCGAAACAACTGATACTGTAAACGCACATACATTTACATATATTCAGAAATCATTTAAGTAATTTAAATGAAAGATACATGGCAATTACCGCTGAAATCTAGGCTTCGTAGGTGGCGGAAATTAAGAAAAGAAATAGTAGAGTTTTCAGAAAGAAAACAACAACTAAGAGTTGTAATTGATTTTTGGAAAACTACACCCATAGGAACTAGAGCTATTGATCCATATGATCACACTACATGGCCTAACCCTTGGGACTTGCTAAATACAAATCACTACGATGAAAATGTTGTAGGTTTGTGTATGGCATACACTCTGCATTACAGTGATATTCCTTGTAGAATATTACATGTACAAAATGTGGATAACAGTGACATAAAATTAATAGTTTTGGTTGACGATATGTATATTTTAAACTATAATTATGATAGTATAGACACTATAGACATAACAGATAAGTTCAATGTACTTGCTGATATTGAAGTAAGTACCTTGGTAAAATAGTTTTTTTAAAACTATAAACAAAAGAAATTGGATGGCGAATGAGTAAAGATATAACAATAGTAAAACGTGATGGATCTCGCGAACAATTAGATCTAGAGAAAATGCATAAAGTCGTATTTTATGCATGCGACGATGTAACAGGAGTAAGTGCAAGTCAAGTAGAATTAAAAAGTCATTTACAATTTTATCATGGAATTGAAAGTGCAAATATTCAAGAAACATTAATTAAAGCAGCAGCTGATCTTATTAGTGAAGAAACTCCAAATTATCAATGGGTAGCAGGCAGATTAATCAACTATCATTTGCGAAAGATAGTTTATCAATCTTTTGAGCCTCCTCATCTTAAAGACATTGCTCGCAAAAATGTTGACTTAGGATATTACGATGAAAGTTTTTTCTCCGTTTATAGCGAGGAAGAAATTGATCAACTAAACAGTTACATTAAACACGACAGAGATGAAAACATTACATATGTTGGCATGGAACAGTTTCGTGGAAAGTACTTAGTACAAAATCGTGTTACGGGTGAAATCTTTGAAACACCACAAGTTGCATACATGATGATAGCCGCAACATTGTTTGCTAAGTATCCAAATGAAACACGTATGAAATACGTTAAAGAATATTATGATGCTATTAGTAATTTTGATATCAGTTTACCTACACCAATTATGGCAGGGTTACGTACACCACAAAGACAATTTAGTAGTTGTGTACTAATTGAAACAGACGATAGTTTAGATAGTATTAATGCTACTTCAAGTGCTATTGTTAAGTATGTTTCACAAAAAGCAGGTATTGGTATTGGTGCAGGAAGTATTCGTTCAATAGGAAGTCCAATTAGAAATGGTGACGCATCACATACTGGTGTTATTCCATTTTATAAGTTATTTCAAAGTTCTGTTAAGTCTTGTTCACAGGGTGGAGTAAGAGGCGGAGCAGCAACATTATATTATCCAATTTGGCATATGGAAGCAGAAGAATTACTTGTTCTAAAGAACAATAAAGGTACAGAAGATAATCGTGTAAGACACATGGATTATGGCGTACAGTTTAATAAACTTATGTACGAGCGTCTATTAACAGGTGGAGATATTACTTTGTTCTCACCAAGTGATGTTCCTGGGTTATATGATGCTTTCTTTAACGATCAGGATAAATTTAAAGAATTATATGAAGAAGCAGAACGTACAGTAGAACGAAAAAAAGTTATGCCAGCCGCAGAACTGTTTGGACAGTTTATGGAAGAACGTAAAAATACAGGACGCATTTACTTAATGAATGTTGATCATGCAAATACACATGGAGCATTTAAATCAGACGTAGCACCTATTAAGCAAAGTAACTTATGTTGTGAAATTAATTTGCCTACTAAACCATTAGAATTTTTTAATGACAGAGATGGAGAAATTAGTCTCTGTACATTAAGTGCCATTAATTGGGGTAACATTAAATCTCCAAAAGACTTTGAACGTGTATGCAGATTAGCAGTACGTGGTTTAGATGAACTACTTGATTATCAAAATTACCCAGTAGTGGCTGCAGAACTTAGTACAATGAAAAGACGTCCATTGGGCATTGGTATTATTAATTTTGCATTTTGGTTAGCAAAGAATGATCTAAATTATCAAGATATAGATAAAAAAGGATTAACAATAGTAGACGAGTGGGCAGAAGCATGGAGCTATTACCTTATTAAAGCAAGTGCAGATTTGGCCATAGAAAAAGGAAACATTGATGGTGTGTACGAAACAAAATACGGAGATGGAATTACACCTAATCAAACATATAAACAAGAAGTAGATGAATTAGTAGCACACAAGGAACGTCAAGACTGGAAAGGTTTACGTAAGCAACTTAAAACAACAGGAATTCGTAATTCAACACTAATGGCACTTATGCCTGCTGAAACTTCAGCACAAATTAGTAACAGTACTAACGGAGTAGAACCACCACGTGCCTTTGTAAGTGTTAAGCAATCAAAACATGGGGTTTTGAAACAGGTTGTACCGGGTTATCCGAGGTTAAAGAATAAATATGACTTGTTATGGGACCAACGTAGCCCAGAAGGTTATTTGAAGATTATGGCTGTATTACAAAAATATATTGATCAAGGAATTAGTGTTAATACAAGTTATAACCCAGAATTTTATGAAGAAGAAAAGATTCCAATGAGTATAATGTTACAACATCTTGTAATGTTTTATAAATATGGAGGAAAACAATTGTATTATTTTAATACACACGACGGTCAAGGTGAAATTAACTTTGATAAGAAAAATAAAGAAGAATTACTAGGAAGAGATAGTTTTGATTCAGAAGAAGAATACGAAGACTACTGTGATAGTTGCACAATTTAAGGAAACATATGAATGACAATTTTAAATACACAAAATGACAAATACCATACAGAAGCAAACTCATTTTTAGATGGCCGTCTTGGTTTTCAAAGATATGATACTGTAAAGTATAAACAATTTGATAAATTAACTGATAAGCAGTTGGGCTTCTTTTGGCGACCAGAAGAAGTAGATGTTAGTAAAGATTCGCAAGACTTTAAAAATCTTACTGAGCATGAACAACATATTTTTACAAGTAATTTAAAAAGACAAATTCTTTTAGATAGTGTTCAAGGTAGAGCACCAGTAGAAGCATTTGGGCCTATAGTTAGTTTACCAGAATTAGAAAATTGGATTATGACTTGGACATTCAGTGAAACAATTCATTCTCGCAGTTATACACACATTATTCGTAACATTTATTCTAATCCTACTATTGTATTTGATGAATTAACTGATAGTAAAGAAATTACAGAATGTGGTGATGATATTTCAAAATATTATGATGAGCTTATTGAATTATCACAATACTACCAATTATTAGGTGTAGGTAAACACAAAGTAAATAATAAAATAATTGAAGTAGATGAATACGAATTAAAAAAGAAAATTTGGTTAACAATGAATAGTGTTAACATTTTAGAAGGAATTCGCTTCTATGTAAGTTTTGCTTGCTCTTGGGCATTTGCAGAACTTAAAAAGATGGAAGGCAATGCTAAAATTATTAAGTTTATTGCACGTGATGAAAACGTACACTTAGCAAGCACACAATACTTGCTATCAAAAGTATTAACAAAAGAAGACCCAGACTTTGTAAAGATTGCAGAAGAATGCAAAGACGAAGTAACAAAAATGTTTGTAGACGCAGTTGAACAAGAAAAAGAATGGGCTGAGTATTTGTTTAAGGATGGATCAATGATTGGTCTAAATGCACAATTATTAAGCGATTACATTGAATGGATTTGTTGTAAACGTATGACTGCATTAGGAATGAAATGTCCATATACAACACCACAAGCAAACCCACTACCATGGACACAAAAATGGATAAGTGGAGCAGAAGTACAAGTAGCACCACAAGAAACAGAGATTAGTTCTTATATTATTGGTGGTGTTAAAAAAGACGTATCAGAAGATACATTTTCAGGGATGAGTTTATGATTACAATTTACGGAAAAACACAATGCGGTTACTGTGATGCTGCCAAAAGATTATGTGAATCTAGAGGATTAGATTTTGAATACAAACAGTTAGACAAAGATTTTACAAGAGAAGTTATGGTAGAGGAATTTCCAACTGCTAGAACATTCCCACAGATTGTTGTCAGTGGCAACAAAATAGGTGGGTACGATCAATTAGTCAAGTACATTGAAGACACAAATTACACAGGTACTGGCGACACACTATAAAGGATAATATATGTTAGTAGAATCACAATACAAAACGGGTGATATAATCAGTATCAAACTTTCGTCAGGTGAAGAAATGATTGCACGTTTTGAAGATGAAAATGGCGAAGTTATTACAATTGTTAAACCTTATATCTTAATTGCGGCACAGAATGGAATGGCATTAGCACCATATATGTTTACTATTTCGCCTGATACCAAAGTACAATTAAAGATAAATAATGTTATATGCATAGTTAAATCGGCAAAAGATGCCGCTGATATGTATATTAAACAAAGCACAGGAATAGCAATTGCCTCAAGTACATAGAAATGGTGACTCACGTTCATGTGGTGCTTCTACGGAAGCCGTAGCACATTGTAACGTATTTGTAAACGATCAACCAATTAGTGTTGATGGTGATCCAAATAGCCATGGCGGCGGAGAACTAAATGCACTATGTAAAAATGTATATGTAGGTGGTAAGTTAGTAGTAATTAATGGAAATTCAGCAAGTGCTGATAATCTTTGTCCACTGCCAGGTCATTGCGGACCAGATGCAACTTCTGGTAGTCCAGACGTGGATATAGGACAATAGTATGAGTGACTTTAAAGATACTATAACAAATGCAAGCGATTATCTCAATTCAACCAAAGTAGATATACCTACAGGTAAGTTTGAAATTGACCCAGAATCTGGTACTGTAACTGCTCAAACTCAGTCATACAGCTTAAAAGAAATTATATGTAGTCTATTAGCCGGAAACGGTATAAAACTTCCAAATTTACAACTATGCTTAAAGATAAATTTAGGTAGACTAATACCAGAAATACCAGCAGGATTAGAAGAATTAAAAGAAGCGTTAGAAGAGGCTGAAAAAGCCCTTGATGAATTTATTGCTCACACTAATATTGATAATGCATTAGGCAGACTAAATGCCGCAGTGGCAGAATTTGCCGCAATTGCTAACATGATTAATTTTTGTGGAACACCAGTAATACCACGTGCCATTCCAAATGTACTAAAAGATTCAATGGGAAGTTTTTTAGGTGCAGGTAAAGATATTCTCGATACATTAGGTACTATAGCAGATAGCAATATAGGTGGATGTATTGGAACTGATGGAAACTTTACACCAGATTTATTTACAGGTGGATTATTAAAACAATTAGGTGATAATTTTAATAATCTTCTTGGAATGCCAGAAGCACTAAAACAAAGTATTATTAATGACTTAAACGCATTTAAAACAGATATAGAAAACCTTATAGAATTTGAAAATAATTTTGAAGGTACATCAGGAACTGGTGGTAGTATATTTGCACCAAATGACAGAGTACATACTGGTGTTGGAATGGCAGTTGATCCAAACCTAACACTAGCAAAAAGTCAACAATATGCAAGTACTTTGCAATCATTGTATAACAGTTTAAAAGGTTATCCAGTAGATGCAGAAGGCAATGATATTTTTTATTATTTGCTAGAGCCAGAAATATTAGCAAAATTACAAAATAACGGTGATCCAACTGTACCTCTATCAGAAAGAGAACCAGTATATGATCATTGTAATAGAATAACCGGTTATACAGAACGTACAATACAAACAGTAGTAGAATCCAGTACAGGTGGTGAAGCAGAAAATGTAATACAACCTGGTGTTACTGGGTTAGCAGAAAGTGGCATAGTTTTAACTAGTCCACCAGCAACTACAACAAACTTAGGAGCAGGAGGAACTACTACAACAACTAGTGGTGGCGGTAATGTTGATCTAAGTGCATACTCAACTACTGCACAAATGCAGGCGGCAGATGCAGCAATAGTAACGGCATTTACAGCCACAGATGCTACTGCAACAACAGATAGAGCAGCAATTCGTAGTGAATTTGCGGCCGCAGATGCTACATTGCAATCAAGTATTACAAATAATACATCTGATATTACTGCAATGCAAACTTATGCTAATGCTAATCCAACATTTACAAGTGTAACAACAACAGGTTTAACAGTAACAGGAACTGGTAGTATAACACTCGCAAGTGGAAATGATTTATCATTAACTGCTACAGATAGAGTAAAAGTAACAGGAACTACTCCGTTTAAACTTGCTAATATGACTACAACAGAGCGTAATGCAATTTCATTACCAGAAAATGGTGATATGATTTACAATACAACTACTAATAAATTCCAAGGGTATGCTAACAGCGTATGGGTGGACTTGCATTAATGGAAAAAGAATACATTGTTATCTTAAATCCTGATATTGATTTTGATCAATTCAATCAGGAAATGATTAGTAATACAGGCGCAGGTGTTATTCCAGACAGAACTGTTGACATAGCAAACGCTAGACCGGGTAGTCAACGAAGCACACACTATTCACTAACAGACGAAGAAGCAGAACAACTAAAAAATGATCCCAGAGTACGTGATGTAGAAATACCGCCCGATCAACGAGATGATATTGAAATTGGACTTTTTGCATCCCAATCTGGAGACTTTACAAAAACTACATCTGATAGCGGAAGTCAACTTAATTGGGGTATGCGTAGATGTATTGAAAATACAAATCCATACGGCTCAAGTAATTCTGATCCAGGAGGAGACTTTACATACACATTAGATGGCGAAGGTGTAGATGTTGTCATACAAGACAGTGGACTACAAGTAGATCACCCAGAATTTAATGATGCAGATGGCAATAGTAGAGTTCAGCAAATAAATTGGTATACAGAGAGTGGATTAAGTGGAACACAAAGTTCAAATCATTATAGAGATTATGACGGACATGGAACACACGTTGCCGGCACGGCAGCTGGCTTAACTTATGGTTGGGCAAAAAAGGCCAAAGTTTATTCAGTTAAAGTAGGTGGCCTAGAAGGAAGTGGTGACAGTGGAGGAATAAGTATATCAAATTGTTTTGATGTAATTAAAGAATGGCATAATAATAAACCAATTGATCCAAATACAGGATTTAAAAGACCAACTATAGTTAATATGAGTTGGGGTTATAGTGGATCAGTAACAAGTCTTTCAAGTATTGTTTACAGAGGTAATATTTACAATAGTGGTAATGATAATAATTGGTCTACTACACCTAATACACATATGGCTAGTACATATGGATTGTATCCGTATTTTGCCGGAACTGGTTATAGATATCCAGTAAGAGTATCAAGTGTAGATTCAGATGTAGAAGAACTTATTGCAGCCGGTGTACATGTTTGTATTGCCGCTGGTAATAATCGTTTTAAAGCAGATGTAAATGGTGGACTTGATTACAATAATCGTTGGAATACTACACGTTACTATCACAGAGGTAGTTCGCCTTATAGCGATAATGCAATGATGGTAGGTAGTGTTGATTCAACAACTTCTTCTGGAACTGATCAAATTAGTAGTTTTACTACAAAAGGTCCTGGTGTTACATTATTTGCTCCAGGAAGTAATATTAGAAGTTCATTTAGCAATACCAATAGACATAATGATTCTACTTATTATCTAAATTCATCATTTAAGCAAGGAAGTATTTCGGGTACTAGCATGGCTAGTCCACAAGTATGTGGATTAGGAGCAACTGTTTTACAACTAAATCCATACCTAACTCCAGCACAATTACAGTTAAAATTAACGAATATAGCGTCAAATAACGTGTTATACACTACTAATTCGGGTATTGACTATGCTGACAACAGATCGTTGCTAAATGCCCCTAATAAACTGCTATACACCCCCTTTAATAGCAGTAATGTCTTATCAGCATCATAAATTGCAAAAAATAAGACATTTCGGTTGACAAAACCGCATCTTACTAGTATATTAGTACTTAATAAGAATAAAACCTTATTGTAAAACAATTAAACACATTAATATGGTAAAAAAATGAGAGCAACAGAATATAAGGATGGAATAAAAAGAATTAAAGCCAAGATTGAGGTTCCTATGAGTGAGCTTGATGTTGGTAATTATGTACTAAGTGCTCTTACGCATAATGCAGTTAATTTGACACAGATACAAAAACTTAATAAACGCGAATTGTTACAATTAGCAAAAAATGAAGTTAAAGAAAAAGGTATTAAATCAGTTTCTATTGAATCAGTTGATAATGACACTAAAGTTATCGTAAGAAATTACATAAAACAAATGTTCCCCGAACTACAGTAATGGGTTACGATTATTACGACAAAGATGCAGTCTTTAATTCGTATATGAAAGATCTAGCACATGACTCAACATACGGTGAGATTGAAATAATTGACGAATCAGCACTTGGACCAGATATACTAAAAAATGTTGAAAAAGCACACGAACAAATAGTATCAGCATAAATAAAGTAGTATATAATAATATGCCGGTTTAGCTCAGTTGGTAGAGCAACTGATTTGTAATCAGTAGGTCCGCAGTTCGAATCTGTGAATCGGCACCATTATCAAAATAGTTTGCTAACTTTACAGCACGAATACGCCCTAGGTTAGGTAATCAGAGGACAAAAGTACAGGACACATAAAATATACTAAATAAAAATACAAACGAGAGAGAGGCACAGGACGCCCAACTGTAACAAGTTGTAATAGGAAATACAAAGACAAAAGTAATAAAAAAGTAACAGAAAGATAAAAAATGAAACTTAGAGATGAGATGTTAAAAGCAGCTCTTAACCATGCAGATAGTGAAATTATGCTACACAAAGCAAACGTTGAAGTGTACTTAACTAATCCTGCAGGTATAGGCGAACACAGTGATATAATTGAAGCTATTCAAAGTGAACTTGATAAAATGGCATCAGCACATGATCGCAAAGAAATGCTAACTAAGTATTTCAAAATGGGGGATTAGCTCAGCTGGGAGAGCGCCTGATTTGCATTCAGGAGGTCAGCAGTTCGATCCTGCTATCCTCCACCAAAATTTAATAAGCCCAGCCTTCGTGCTGGGTTTTCACTAATTAGGAAATAATTCATGGACAATAAATATGTTTTTTCACTAGACGAAAATTTCTTCGATATGGAAGAAATATACATGATATACAAAAGACGTAAGGATGATGTTGAAGAAGGCCTTGGACATTTTCAGAGGTCAGCAACAAAAGAACCATACTTAGTTTATCTGATGGAAAAATATCCATTTTTAGGAACTTTGTATAACTTTTATGATATGACTGAATCATTACCGTTACATGTTGACAATCCTAGAAAATGCACAATTAATATTCCATTATGGAATTGTAATGATAGTGAAACAGTAGTTTACGAGTTTATTAAAAAACTTACTGAAAAAGAACGACAAGATATTATAGATGATTTAGGTGAAGGTTTTTGGTCGTTTCCTGTTAAAAAAGAAGAAGTTAAAGAAGCGTATAGATTTAGTTTAACAGGTCCAGTATTGTTTAACACTGAATGCCCACATGAAGTATTAACAAATAGTAATAGCAAATTAGTAAGAAGTTCTATTAGTTGGGGCATTACACCGGAATATAGTTTTAATGAAGTTAAAAAAATATTAACTAGGAAATAAAATGGACATAGCAATTTACCAAAATGACACAGGAAGTGCACCAGCAATACATTGGTGGCTTTCACAAGAAACTAAAATAGGACCAGAAGTATATGACTTTAATACAGGTTACTGCACACCAAGTGGACATCACGTAGGTGCTATTGTTATTGAAAATGAACAATCAAAACATCATAATTTACATACACAATCAATTCAATTATTAGATAATTCAACAAACAGTATTATTGATGTTATGTCTCCGTTTGATGATATAAGAAAAGATTATGAGCATCTTGTATGGAGTAACTATACAAGTAATTTAAATAATCCAGATAATATTATTAAAGCAGACAAAACTATTTTAGTTGACAATAGTCCAGAAGAACAATTATTCTTTTATATTAGTCAATATGCATTTGCTTGGTTAGAATCTAAAGAAGACGTAATACAACAAACAAATAATTGGGCAAATGAACACAATATTGAAAACTGGAAAGAAGTATGGGATAGCAAGTATGCTAAAAACTTTGAACAAGCATTTATTGATGGAAAATTAAAATACATGTGGCAACTTAATTTTGCACATCATGATTTAATGGATCAGTTAGCAAAAGGCAAAGATGATATATCATTAGTTGATGCAGATGATCATGCTAGATTATTTGATAAACAAAAAGAAGATTTTACAGATACATTGTTTTCATATACTAACGCAGAAGTAGATCATTTTATTGTTGGAGATAACTGGTTTGAAGAATACGAAAGTATAATTGATTATTTAGAAATAGAAAGTTCTTTTAGATTAAAGAAATTTAGAATTGATTATATGAAGTTATATAAACGCAAAAAGCAATTGTACCAAAGTACTTTTGCAAAATATTTATAAGGTAAATAATCTGTAAACATAATATTCCTCGATAGCTCAGTTGGTAGAGCAACGGACTGTTAATCCGTTTGTCGCTGGTTCGAGCCCAGCTCGGGGAGCCAAATTAGGAGAGGTGGCAGAGTGGTTGAATGCACCGGTCTTGAAAACCGGCATACGTGCAAACGTATCGAGGGTTCGAATCCCTCCTTCTCCGCCAGGCGGGCGTAGCTCAGTGGTAGAGCTCTTCGTTGCCAACGAAGTTGTCGTGAGTTCGAATCTCATCGCCCGCTCCAGATTATGCCCTTGTGGTGGAATTGGTAGACACGCAGGTCTTAGGAACCTGTGTCGCAAGACGTGAGAGTTCGAGTCTCTCCGAGGGCACCATTATTTAATAAATACTATAAAGGAATTATATTATGAATAGAAATATAGGTAGAGGTTTAATAGTATTAGGAATGTTAATGTTAGGCGTTCTTTTTGCAAATACAAGTTTGTCTGCAGAAAGAAAATCTACAGGAAAAGAAGTAGACATGGTTGTTTACAACTATGAGGTAACTAGAGTAATTGACGGAGATACTGTAGCCTTTAGAGCAGACTTTTTGCCAGAGCCACTTAAACAAGAACTAAGTATTCGTGTTTATGGAGTTGACACCCCTGAAAAGAGTTGGAGAGCAGAATGTGACTCTGAAGCAGCTTGGGGTGAACAAGCAAGTCAGTTTACAAAAGACCAATTAAATGGTGCAACAGTTATACAAGTAGCCATTTACAAGTGGGATAAGTTTGGTGGGCGAGTATTGGGTGATATTATTATTGATGGAAATAGCCTAAGACATATGCTTATTGAAAACGGATTCGCACGTGAGTATTATGGTGATAAAAAAGAATCTTGGTGTTCTTGACAATTATCAAAAGTTAATATATAATAAGAACTAATTTTGGGGGTGTAGCTCAGTTGGTTAGAGCACCTGCCTGTCACGCAGGGGGCCGAGGGTTCGAGTCCCTTCACTCCCGCCAAATGCACCGTTCGTCTATCGGTTAGGACACCGGGTTTTCATCCCGGCAAGAGGGGTTCGATTCCCCTACGGTGTACCAACAGAAAGGAAGTATATGAAGATTAGATACTATAAAGACATCAACGGAATGCGTTGGTTGGGCTTTGTGTTAGCAATGTTAAGTGCGTACCTACTAAGTGGTGGAGAAGTTGAATATCAGTACATGGGGTGGGGAGTAGCCTGTTTTAGTTGTAGTATATGGCTATACATGGGTTATAAAGATAAAGACATTCCAAGAGCATTAATGGAATTAATGTACCTAGCATTGGCTATACGAGGTGTTATTAATTGGTTATAGTTTCTCCTGTTTCTAATAAATAATTGTATCATACTAGGAAATAATAATCAATGGCAGCACACAAAGAAACAGTTTTATCAGTAACACATTACACAGATACATTATTCCATATAACAACAACACGTGACAGTGGAGTTCGTTTTAGAGATGGAGAATTTATGATGATTGGACTAGACAACTGGTCTGAAAAACTACAAAAGAATAAACCTATAATGAGAGCTTATTCAGTAGCAAGTCCTAACCATCAAGAAACATTAGAATTTTATAGCATCAAAGTACAAGACGGTCCACTTACAAGCAAATTACAACATGTAAAAGTAGGTGATGAGATACTAGTTAATCCTAAAGCAGTAGGCACTCTAGTACACGCAAATTTGAAGCCTGGACGTAATCTGTACTTATTGGCTACTGGAACAGGAATCGCCCCTTTTATGAGTATTATACGCGGCGTAGACACGTATGAACACTACGATAATGTCATTGTAGTATGGGGTACTAGGATAGCCAAAGAATTAGCGTTTAAAGAGCTCATAGACGGGTTAAACGACGATGAAATATACAGTCAAGTAACTGAAGGAAAACTTAAAACATATTTCACTTGTACACGTGAAGATTATGAAAATACAGGTCGTGTAACAACGGCAATGTATGACGGACAAGTGCAAAGCAAACTAGGACTAGAAGATTTGTCACCTTTACATGATAGAGTAATGATATGTGGCTCAATGCCTATGAACGCAGAGCTTATAAAATATTTAGAAGGTCAAGGATTTACAGAAGGTGATAGTAAAACACCAGGTGAGTATGTAGTAGAGAAAGCATTTGTAGGTTAACAATTAATGAGCTATAAGTCAGTTAAAGTTATAGAATTTGAAAACACAACAACATGTAATAGTTTTTGTCCTGTATGTGTTAGATTTCAATCAGATGAAAACGATGCATTATATCTAAATCCATTAGTTGATTTTAATAAACATTTAAGTACTGAAAATATAATAAAGATACTTTCTGATCCGTGTGTTGATGATAACGTATTAATAGAATTTATAGGCACTGCAGGTGATCCACTTGCTCATCCAAAATTTTTAGAATTGTTAGAAGTATCTATAAAGTTAAAACCAAAAGCAAGTTTTAATATACATACTAATGGAGGATTAAAAAATCCCGACTATTATGAAAAGTTAGGCAAATTATTAAGCACTACAAAGTGGTATGACTTTCAGTTTAGCATAGATGGATTAGAAGATACAAATCATATATATCGTATTGGTGTACAGTGGGATAAAGTAATGGACAATTTACGTGCATTTATAAAAGGTGGCGGACACCCATCTTGGAAAATGGTAATATTTCCTTGGAATAAACATCAGATTAATGAAGCAAGAACTTTTGCAAAAAAAATAGGATGTAAAAGTTTTGATACAAGACAAAATATTTTTGGCGGTGATTTAGATACATTAATGTTAAATGCTAAAACTAATTTTAATAAGAAAGAGTTTTTACCAAAAAGTAAAAAAAGTTTAAATGACCAATCTTTAATAAATGAAATGCACAAACGAGAATTGCAACAAATGGTTGATAATTATACATATGTTGATGATCAATGTTTTAGTAAGGAAGCTATTTTTGTAAGACCAGAAGGATACATATATCCTTGTTGTATGTTTAGTTCGGCTTCGTATGATAAGTTTCAAGTATCATTATTAGAAGAAGCATACTTTACTCCATATGAAAAAGGATGGAATGAAATAGATAAACATAGTTTAAGTAAAATTATGAATCATCAATGGTGGACAGATTTAAAAAATGGATTAGATGATAATAATCCTTGTGACTTGTGTGTTCAGCAATGTGGGATAGTAGACGGTTCGGCTAGACATGATTTATCAACAACAGTGGAAGATATAAAATGAGATCAGATGCACAAAAAAAATTAATCACAGATAGATATGAAAGTGCAACAGTACATAAAGGTATAATTAATCAAGGTTTTATTGATTATTTACTTAACCAGTTTAATACTGCAAAACATATAGAAAAGAACACAGGACCAGTTGTAATGAATTATAGTCCTGATAGAGATGGATACAAAGAATGGTTTGAACCTGTACAAAAATTTGTTGATAATTTAATTGGCAAAAGTTTAGTGTGGGGTAGTAACATATATAAAGTAGACTATCCACATGTCGTACACAATGATGATTATCACGAAAAAGTATATGACATATATAAAACAGTTGTGATACCATTAGAAATTTCAAAGCCAACTAATTTTGTAGTATTTGATCAGTATTATTTAGATGGACCTGTTAAATGCTTCAGAGGATGGAAAGATGTACCAGAAACATATTACAACAAAAGTCTAACGGACTATACAGATATTGTTGGATATACAGACAAACCATTTAACAAACAAATATATAATGAATATTTAACTCATGTACCATATGAGTCTTTACATGGACTTACAGTAGAATCAATTGTAAGATGGCAACCAGGTGATGCTATTACATTTGATATGGGTAAATTACACTCTGCTACTAATTTTAAAGAACACGAAATAGATTATAAGATAGGTTATAGTATTTTTACTGCTAAATACTAATAAGTAAAAAATACTTTGGCCCAGTAAATGTTCAGAGTTTACTATAGGACAGTGCCAGCGGACATATTTTTTATGTAATACTAAAAGGAGTTTTGAATATGTCAGACTTATTTGGTCACAATAGTGGAGATAAAAAATTTATTATTAACATTAGCGATCTTTACGATGAAAAAGAACGCAAACAAAAAGAACTTGAGTTTTACACAAAAGAACTTGATAAGTTAATGCTTAGACTAGGAATGTTACAACACGAAATAGGCGTTACTGAAACTATCATAAATATGATAGAAGGTGAATATTTAGTAGACCTCAAACAAGCTATTGAACAAAGGAAGAGAATAAAAGGAATAAAATGAACACATTATATTTAATATGTAGTCACAGTTGTTTAAGTCAAATGGAAGTTCCATACTTGCTTAATAACAGCCCTATGCTACATGGTGAAAGCCAAGCAGGCGAACATTGGGCAACGTATGAGTTAGATGGAAAAGAAATAGATCACGAGCCAGGTGCGTTAGGTAAAATTCGTGTACATGATGATTATTGGAATATTTCAGATGAAGATAAACAATGGTATAATTATGATATTAGAAATACCATGGAAATATCTACAGAGCAATTAGATGGATTATTAAATTTAATTGAAAACAAAAGCATAGCAGTTTTACTACACGCACAAAATTATCAAGATATTTGGAAATGGAGTAGGAACTTACCAGTATTATTAATTAGAACATCAGTTGATAGTTGGGACGGTGACATTGTTAGTTGGGCAGCACGTGAATATAATTACTTAATGGAAGATGACAGAAATGCAAATTATAGTAATGATGATCATAGTTGGCCAGGAGTAGAAACGATTGTTGATAACTTTATATCTAAAAAAAGTTTTAATAATGGAGTATACGATGAAGAAGCACCATATAATCATGGTGATATTTTATTACATCAAAGTCAGTGGTCAACAATGTCTGGATTAAATACGTTATGGAATCGTGTAGGAATAGACTCACCAGATCAAAATTGGATACATCAGTACTACGAAGACTTTCAACAACATCAAGAAATTAACGAAGAATTAGCTAAGGAATTAACTGATGCCTACAATAAAAGACGATAATAACGTAGTACTATTTTCAGACCCATTTAAAGTATATCTTTTTAAAGATACAAAAAGAGTAAAACTTTCATTTAAAATAACTGATTATGTAGTTGTTAACAGAGAATTTAAACAGGAAGATTTTGAATACATACTAGATCATTGGAAAGAAGAAGATGGTGTAGAAGGAAATATAAGAGATATAGATAATAATAAAATATGGTGGTATCATAGTGAATTTGGTCCTAGACCCGAATGTGAACCAGCAAATTTTGTAGGTATTAACTTCAATAGATATAGTTTTAGATTCTCAATAAATGACATGGAATCCTTAGAAAATGCGTATTTTCACCAAAAAAACAACAAAATGCATTGGGATTAATTAAAAAAATAATTAAAAAACTTATAAACCCTTGTTTTACAAGGGTTTTTTTATGGCTTTTTTATGCTCAAAAGGTTGACAAGTAAGATGTCTTACTGTATACTGTAAGTATAGTTAATAAAAAAAGGAGTTAATAAAGATGGCATATATTAGAACAAACGAAGTAGCAGAAATTAGAAAAGCACTAAAAGAGAAGTTTGGTAAATCACTAAAATTTAGTGTAAGACGTCAGCATTATTCAAGTGTTGATGTTTCTATTGTATCCGGTAATGTTGACTTCTATGATGGAAGTATGGATAGCACAGACAAATATAATGGACAAGTTCATAAGTTTGATGGACATGCACAAATTAACGAATACCATACTCATTTTTATGGAAAACACGAACAACTATTTACAGACATTGTTAAAATTATGAAGACTGCTCCTGCTTTAGCAGAAGGTGGTAGAGCTTGGTATGATAATTCAGATGCAATGACTGACTATTTTGATACTGCTTATTACA